AAGAACTACTCTCAAATATGGGTTTTTCTTTTGCATTTAATTGGGCTGATTTTAAAGATTATAAAAAGCAATGTATTAATGCGTTTAACGTAGCCTATGCAATTGCAGAATGTTTTGTAGTTAATGCAGATTTGCCAAGTGATTACGAAGATTATTTATTTTAAAATCTAAAAATTATGAGTACTAAAAAACAAACCATTCAAGAAAAAAGAGAGCATTTAAAAAACCTATCTAATAAAGCGCAAGCAATTAGGGAGCAATTACTACACGATTGCAAAAATGATGCAGAAATACAAGCCGTAAACGCTTTAAAAGTTAATGATATAATCATTGAATATTTACATAAAAACCCCAAGCACAAAGAATTTAAAAGCTTTAAGGGATGGATGAAAGAGGGAAAATGCGTTAAAAAGGGTGAAAAAGCTTTTTTAGTTTGGGGCAAACCAACAGAAAAGAAAGAGGACGGCACCACAGAACCAATAGCAGAAGATGAAAACGGTAATATGTTTTACCCTGTTTCTTTTGTCTTTAGTAACGCACAAGTAAGAGAGTTGAGCGATGCAAGTAGTTAAAACCACAGACATACAAAATGATTTGAGGGAATTTAATTCCCTCTTTTCATTAATAGCATATAGACACGAACCTTCACGCGTTTTTGATGACTTTCTGACAATTGTTATTTGTTGCCTTGCAAGACAAACCCAAGAAAAACTATACCACGAAACAATTAAAAATTATAATAAAGAGGAATTAAACAATTTTGCAAAATTATTAGGTAGCTTAATGATGTATTATGATAGAGAAATTAGTGTGGGCGATTGGTGCGACCCTTTAGGCGATTATTACGAGGCAATTGCTTGGAAAAGCAAAAAAAAAGGTTTTGGGCAATTTTTCACACCAAAAGCTATTTGTAGCATGATGGCACAAATGACACAGAAAAAAAATGATTTTGGTAAGACTATTAATGAACCTGCTTGCGGAAGTGGCAGATTAATTTTAGCAAGTAACCACCAAGCAGAGGGAAATAAATTTATTGCCCAAGATTTAGACCACGTTTGTATTAAGATGTGTGTGATTAACTGTGCATTTCACGGCATTAGGTGCGATGCGTTTCATATGGATAGCTTAAGGATAACAGATCCTTATAATACTTATGTGGTAAACCACGACTACTACAAGACAGAAACGCCGTGTATTTTCAAAATTTCGCCCTAGCGGGCGAAATTTACCTACCAAATCCAATTATAAGTATATTTGCTTAAAATATTCATTATGAGTGCCAATAAAAATAATATTGATGTAGATAGGCTTAATACCGAGTTAAATGAGCTGTATAAGAAAAGTGGTGATGCTATACTTATAGCTAGAACTATGAAGGGCGATTTTAAATTTGAAAACGGGTCTTTTATAAAAATACCTGAAAATAATAGCCTAGAATATTCATTACAAGGCAATTCATTTAAACACACTTTGGTACCAACCGAACCAGGAGAGGAACCTATAACACCTGAAGAAAAAAGAACTTGGATTCCTATAGATAAAATTTTAGAAGAAGGTAAATACGAACCTAAAATAATCTTTGAAAACCCTGAAATAAAAAGTCATTTGGAAAATCTTCAAGTTGAATTGGATAAAATGCGAGAGGACAATAAGAATATCTTATTAGAAGAAATGAAAATTAATAGACAAGTGACAACAAATGAAAACCTTATTTCTTTCAAAGACATAGATAGATCTACAAACAGTGAATTTGAACTTCGATACAAAACTGAAAATTTTATATATAAATGGTTAGCAAGAAATGCAAAAAAACCAGCGATCGCCAAAGGAATAAAGGGAGATTTAACTGAATATGCAATAATTGAAGCATGTACAATTTTACGAGCACTAACTGATTTAGGATTTTTAAAAGAACCTATAATAGTAGAAGATTACTGGAAGCTTGGCATTTATTACAGACCAAATCCTGAAGAAGGTATAGATTTGCAGTTTGATATTTTATATAATCATCAAAAAATTGCAAATGGTTATTGGATAGAATTAAATAATTATCTTTTTATAACACCCGCAAACAACAGTTAAGAAGGTTCTAACTGTTATTGTAATTAATAAACATTATGATCTGGAGTATAAGAAACTATTTCTTGTACTGTCGAACGATTACAAGTATTGCAACTATATGTTTTTGCATATTGAATTTTCTCTTGCATGTGATTTAGAAATTGAATTAAAGAAGTATCTACCGGCTTATCATCTACTTTATATTCGTTACCTCCAAACCAAGAGTTAATTGCACCGCATCTTCTACATTTAGTTTCATACTCAAACTCAATACCCTTTAATTCCATTTAAAAAATTTTATTCAAATATAAACTTTATCCAACAATAACTGGTTCACTCCATTGTTGTGGCAATCTTCGTTCACTAAGTTTAACCCATTTAGGCCTATACATTAGATATTTAAAGGCATCACTAAAATTTGTACTATACATTGGCAATTTTCTAAGTGGTAACTTTTCCGAGCTTTTATCTTTCTGGAGGCGCATACTTCCGTTTCTGTCTTTAGACATTTTAATTTTTGCTAAACTTAAACTGCTTTTCAGCTCTCTACATTGGAGCTCATCTATACGAAGCTGTGGCAGACCTTCGTAATAGTCTCCCATAAATTTTTTCATAAAGTTAAATTCCTGCTCATGGTAAATGTCACCTTGACCTTCACTCATTAAATTTACTTTCCAACCCGTACTTTTACCCTCATAATTTTCAATATGGTCTTTAATTTCTGTGGCCCAATCTCTTTTTATTTTTTTGTATTGATTACCTGCCCTGTCATAATACATATTTAAAACCTTACGACGATGTGGCTCAAAAAAGTCTAAGAATTGTTTTGCGAGCTCTTTACTACTTTGTGGGGCAAGTGTATAAAAGTTCTTTAAAACGTTATAATAACGTCTTGCATCCTGCCCTATTACCATACTCGTCATATCTCCAAAATCTATCCCACAATCTAATGGGAATTTAGCATTACAACGATTTAAAGCGTAGCTAGTTGGTGTTATAGCATCATTTAAACCATAATTATCTATATAGTATTGATTATTTACACCATCACTATAAAAATGATGATCGCCCAGGTTACCGTAAAATTTCTCTCCTTTTTTTACATTAGGACGTAATGATAAAATAGATGCTTTAAACTCTTCAATACCGTCACTCTCCAGAACGTCTTTATAATAACCCGCCTGAAGAATGTCTGCATTTACGAAGGACGATGCAATATAGAAAAGGGTGCTATCCACACGTGTCTGCATCCACTTCATATACCATCGGGTATAATTTTTTTGTATAAGATCTATTTTATGTTGCGGCGCTTTTTTTCTGCAAGCCTCATAAAACTCATGACGTATCTCATTTAAAACAGAACCAGCTCTTAGTGCAAGTTTCATTTTCTCGATATCCATATTTTTTTCATTGTCTAGAATCCAATCAAAATCACCTTCAGTTACATTTGGCATATCTGTGGTAAAGGTTAATCCTCGATAATATATACTATGAGCCACTTCTGGAAAACCACGCCTTGCAGGCATTAATTTCTTTAGCTTGTTTGGATTAAGATATTTTGCTTCATCACCAAATATATGCTGGTATGAGTTACCTGCTAAAGATGATACCTGGTCCATACTTCCAATGTTGAAAAAACAACCGTTATGTATGGATATGGTATGCTTGTAATTTAGAATTGGTGAATACGGAATATTAAAATGGTCTGGAGGACGCTCATCTGTAACATAATGCACTCCTTCTATCCAACCTTTACGCTCTCTCCACCCTTCAATTATCTTGGGAACAATATTGGTAAGTGCATTTACATACGTATCACTTACCAGGGCGAACATAGCTCGTGGCATATCATAACAGATATCAATACTTCTATCTGCCAGGATATCTGTAGATTTTGCAGTACCACGACCGGAGACAAGATGTAAATTTTTAGGTGAAATAAAATCTATCCCTTGCTTAAGCCAAGAGGCATAACGACCCTCTACATTATTATTCCCTAGGTCTATCATCTTGGAAAAATTTAACTGGCAGTAACATAGAATCACGTTTTGCCATAATTTTTTGAGCTTCAGTCAAGCCCTCTAATTCATCTATAAACGTGCCCAATTTATATCTATCCATTGGCATCATTCCTAAAGCTTCTGCATCACTAGTATATAATTTTACTGGTTTAGCTAACAGCTCAGACGGAAACTCTTGTCCATCTGTTTGATCTAATTGTAACACTTGGGCTACACTTTTAATTTCTTTAATAGCAGCAATTACTTCTTTTGCATCCTTAGCTAAAACCAAGGCTGTATTTATCCCTTTTTCCATAAGGTCTGCTAGGCGATAACGATGTGCGTTTTTGCTAATAGTCCTATCACCATAGAAATACTCTAGCATTTCATCGTGCAACTTTGCAGCCAGATAATTGGAATACCCATTAAACTTTGTAAGATGATTTATAATCGCATCTCTGCTACCATAATCCTTAATACGCAAGTGCATACCGTGCACCTTTTCCAGTTCTAACGCATAGGCTAAAACTTCTGCAGGTGCGTTTGTCATATCGCCGTGATCGCGAAACTCCACTAAATCTTCTAAACTTAATTCTTTGAATTTATTCAACATTAGTCTGTCATTTTATTGAGAAACCCACCAAATAATAGTTGATGTTTAATGTCTTCGGTCTTACGTCGTTCTACCTCTTTAGTGTGTTGTTGGTCTGCAGTAAGATTACCGTTCTTGGCATTTTCTAAACGCTTTTGAGCAATAATAAATTCTGCCTGCAGTTGCCCTTTATCGTAGCGTAAGCGTACTTCACTTTCTTTATTATACCAGGAACTAAGAAATACGGCCTTATCTACATCGAGATATTTGGCAATGCGCACTGGAGAATAGTTGCACGCTGCAAGATCCTCGATAGCTTCGTATTCTTCTTCAGTAAGGCTCATAAATTAAGGCATTTCATTATATCGCAAATTCAAATATTCAATAAATTGCTTCAATTCTTTTTTATTCATTTCTAAAGGTGCATAATCACCTTGCTTGTCTTCAATTTCATTAGTTACATCTATAAAAAAAGCTTCACCTTCACATTCCATATCAGAAAGCCTACACTTCATTTCCACAAACCCAGATGGTAAAAAACCATCATTTAAAATTGTAAATATCTCATACCCTCTATCTCCAATAATTTCCGTCTTTGTTTCTACCATAATCATTTATTTAATATGCAAATCTTCGTTTGGTAATTTGTTTGTGTTGATGTGAGAACGTACTGCCGCATCTTTAGCTTCAAGTAATTTTCTTAACACCACGCTTTTTTCAGCACTGCCGGTATGCGTTTCTTCTATAGTATGAGCTAAATCACAAAAGGGCTTTGAGGTCTTTTGTAAATGCTCAGGAAGATGCTCGTATTCGAAAAATTCTAATATTGGATTCATAATTTTATTTTTTAGTTGTTTTCCGTTTCAAGTACTGAATTTTCGCATCCTCGGAAGGAAAAACAATTTGACGAATGATTTTTTTGTAAACAACTGGCCTTACTTTGTCTCTTCTTTTTATAAATAAACCTCTATCATTAGCTCTACGTTGAAGTCTGGATTCTTTCATATTTAAATGTTTACAATTAGATTAATAAAATGATACACCACAAAATTTTACATCCAATGTGTAAAGCTTGGTCTTGGTGAATGTTAATGTAGTTGTCACATTTAAGGAAGTCAATGATCCAATGACATACAAATTCTAAGAATGCAATAAAAACGTTACCTGTAACTAAGAACACCGCGCCTGCATGTGTAAGAGCGTGAGCTGATAACCAATACAACCAAACTGTTGTAATTGGTTTTTGTCCTGGAGGAATCTTAGAAACATCTAAAGGTCTATTTCTGTTTTTTCCTTTAGCCATTGCATCTATTTGCAACGGATAATCTGCAACAGCATGACCTATAATAAGTAAGAATATCATTGATAAAATTTCCATAACTAAACTGCTTTTAAACCATTGGCGTCTGCAATGTGGCGAATGGTAACGTTGTTAAATAATTCTTTTCTGAACTCGTACACACTTTTACTATTAGCAAAAAGATACTGCTCGTACATTGCGTTTTCACTCCAATTACCACTACCCTCTACAATATAATGTCCTTCATCTGTTTGCATTAAGGCCACTTTTGCGTGGGACCAACAAAACTGAACTTTAATATTGCCTCTGCTTGATATCATAGCCGTAAGCAAATCAATAGTCTTAGGGTTTCGCTTAATTAAACTATCACTAATGCACAGCGTAATAGCATCTATCATACCCTTGTCGTGAAGCTCTACAAGAGCCTCAATAGCTCTCCTACTAATGCTATAAGTAGCAGCGTATAAGTGCCTAATGGTATGTAGTTTTGCTACTGCAGGAATAAAGGTGAATGCATTGAATTGATTTTCTGTCTGCAGAAACATAAATTCTTCATTGCTTGGCAACCGCTTTAGATCATCCTCCAGATGAGATAGCTTATCGAAATGCGCTAACACATACTTGGAGCGAAAAACGGAAGATGCAGCGCTCTTAACTACTGCACCTTCAGGTTTTTTTATGTCAAAAAACTTATTTTTCATCTAAGCCCAACTTTTCAGCAATGAGCTTACGCTTGGTCTCGTGACCATTTATTACATCCTGAATCTTCTGTTTAGACTCAGGTGTTTTCGCTTTTTCAAGCTTTTTCTTTTCCTTAGAGATGTATGTTGCTAGGTTTTTATGTGCCTTATGCGCATCATTATCACTTAAAAGCGATATTTCTTTGTGAAGCATCTCGTCTTCAAAAATTGGATGATTTCCTAAAATTTCGCCGTGTTCTTTATAATGATTTAATTCATCAAAAATATCTTGATTAAGCTGAAAGTCTGCCACAGCATCACTCACCAAAGCCAAAATATCCTCTTGTGGAAGGGTTTGATTATCTTTTTGCTTGAAGAGTTCTGCACGCGCGCCTATAACCGCATTGTATGCCGTTAGCTTATCTGCTACTAAGACTTTCAACTTATCTGGACAATCTTTATCAGCCAGAAAAGGGAATTGCTCTCGTAGTTTTAAACCGCTTTTTGCATCATCTGAAGCCTCTAAGAATGGATTTTTAAATGCTGGTTCTTTTAGTGTTTCTTGTTTTTCTAAAAGATATGCTTTGAGATCGTCTCCTTTTTGCGATTTTAACTCGTCACCAAATACAGTTGCCAATTCATTAGCCAGTGGCTTTAACTCTTTAGCATAATTTGCGTTTTTTACATCAAGCTGCAATAGTGCATCTTCTAACTCTTTAGAAATTTCGATTTTCGGGATACTTGTTTCGATTTTCGGAACATCTATATTGTTTTGAGCAACTAATGGTGTACGAAGCTCCACATCTGTAATTCCATATAATTTTTGTAAATCATATGTTAACGTAGACATACTCTCTTTTGTAGCGCCCATTTGGTTATAGAGCCGCATTTGTACGTGATTCACGTCTTTACTGGTGCGTAAAATCTTCATTATCTCATTGTACTTCTCGTGAAGCTCTAATTGTACATTAGTGAGAATAATTAATAATTGAGTTTTAACTGATTTCATAGTAGCGAATATTTAGCAAGGTTTTAATGTTGACTCAAATATGGCAATTGCAATTGCCTTAGCGTGTGACATGAAAAAAAGCGATACCATTATAGTATCGCTTTTTCCTCCCTAATAAAGCGTTTAGCAGTCTTTCTGCTAAGTACGCTTACGTTCAATGAAATATGATGTTGTACCGTCGCTAAATAGCTCTAAATCTATTGTCGCTCCGTCTAAAGCTGTCCATTGTGCACCATTCTTTAATAGAATAGTTTCACCATCTCCAACTGGAGCTCCATTAGATAATGTAGCAGGGTCTGAACCACCATCACCCACAAGGGTAACAAACGTTCCAGATTCTAAGTCTTCATTATCTACCTCTAAAGCTGCAGTAGTAGCAAATGGCGCTAATTGATATACATTGCCATTAGCTTGAGAAGCTGTAACAATATTACCCACTACAGCAGTAAAATTACCAGTAGGTAAAGGACCATTAAAACGCCCTGGTAAACGGTTTGTTTTTTGGAATTGTTCAAAAACCAACGTGTAACCTAATGACTCGTTGTTATCTGTAAAACTTGGCTTTAACTGAAGTGGAGCACAAGTTGTACCAAATACTTTTTTAGTAGTGCTATTACAGCTTCCATAAATAAGTATTACGTTTTGACCAATTAAATTTTGAATTAACTCTTCAATCTCTAAAGAGTCTCCTGGATGCATTCCTTCAAATTTATGAAGTAATGAAATGCTATCCTCCTCACCTTCGCCGGACACAGTAGGTGCTTGCTTAGATGCTGTCATATAGCATTTAATAGGCCCTTTACCTTCTTTAAAGGTAAAATTTCCCTCTAACAAAACGCCGCCGGAGTTACGAACTGGCTCTGTGGCTATATCATCTGTGAAAACGATTGTAATATTTGGTGACTTACCTCTTGGCGCACCAGGAGATAGATTTGATCTATCTTTAAATACTGAACTTGGTGTGTACATAATTTTATGTATTAAAGCCCGCTATTGCTAACGGGCATTAGATTAAATTTTATTAAGCTCCTGGAGCAATATCTCTAGAAGTTTCCATCCATACGCCATCTACCAATACAAATGAAATTGTATCTGTAGCTGTTGCTAAAACAGCATCGCTAGCCACTGTTACATTACCAGGAATATTACTTACCGTAAATGAGCCCGTGTCATTTCCCGTTATCGTTAATTCCTGATTTTCTGTACCATTAATTATCTCAGTCAATGTTTGATTAGTTGTACCTGTGTAATTTTGGTCACTACCATCTGCAGCATCAATTACAGTACTCATAAAGTTAACTGGATCTGGTGTGGTTACTTCAGGTTCTGTAGTACGGCTTAATTCTTTTTTCTTTCCATCTGCCTGAACATATAAGGTTAATGTACCTCCAGAACTTAAATCGAAATCTGATGCTAATAACAAGTCTGAATTGTTTTTTACATTCTTAGATGCTGCCATTGAAGCATTACCACGTATTTTTAATACTTGACCTGTATAAGTATTATTAATTTCTGTAATGTCTGTTTTCCATTCTGGGGCAACTTGCATATTACTATACTTTACATTAAGCTCTCCAGTTTCATCATCGTGTGCTGGCACAAACGTGTCGGCAGAGAAAAACGGCTGACCATTGGTCCAAATGGTTTGCACTTTAAATTGTGCTGGATCACCATCTTTAACTTTGTTTCCGATATGTTTAGCACGTATACCTTGCTTATAATCTGCATAGGCAGAAATAACACGTCTAATCATATCAAAATGATACATTGACTTTTCTTCAGGAATATTCTCTAAGATTTGAATATTACCTCTAGTGGTAATAAACATAAAGTTTGTACCCGCTAAATCGTGAAGAATCTCAAAACGGATGTTAGGATATAATTCAATATTCCAAACATTACCATTGAAATCCATTTCAATACCGTGAATTTGACGGTAACGTCTAGCATATGCTCTAGCCCAATCTTCAGACATATAAAAATCTAAAGGTGTGTTGCTACGAACTTCTTCTGGAATGTTTTTTTCAATAACATCCTTTACGTGATCCAATATATTTTCATTAGTAGGTGTTCCTACATTGGCAATCTTATATTGTTTTTTGTAATGGTATGCATACCAAAATTGGTAAAGCAATCCATCTTGACGATTGATAAATCTTCCTGGTGTTGTTGCGTTATCTGGAGTAGCTACGTGAATACCCTTAATAGAAGAAATACGGTCTTCAATACGTGCCTGAGCAGAAAGCTCTTGTAACAAAAAGCCAACGAAAGACATTTTATAAGGCTGAGAGCCACCACCAACAAACTTACTTAACCAAGACGCTTCATAGTCCTGCAATTGTTTTCCTATAAACTCAATATCAACCTGTACTGGCCAAACTTTACCAATCTCTGCTTGAATTTTTTGCTTGTTTTTGGCTAACCAAGGTAATTTACGTGCTTGCGTAATTTCACCAGATACAATTGTTGCATCTGCCACCTGGTCTGTAACACCCATTTTCTTATCCCAATGTGATGGTAACCCAAAACGATCACGAATAAGTGACTGCACCACTGAAGGGTCCTCTCTAAAATAATGGTCTAAGTCATTATTAAGCTTATCGATGTTAATACCATTTTCTGCCGCCCAATCTGTTGGTTTATTAGATAAACCAGCAGCTTGTTTGTTCCAGTTACGACCTTCAAAAGCATCATAACCTTTTCCACTTGCTAACAAGTGAGTGTTACTGTGTTGCATATTTGCGTTTGGATTAGTAGACCCACGCGCCTCTGGAGAGTCAGCTTCTGGATCATTGATTAATTTTTGCACTAGCTCTTCATTACGTTTATTACTCTCAATAAGCGCAGTTGCTAATTTTCGTACTTCTGCAGATAGGTTTTCACCATCCTCGGTACCTTCGTCTACAGCTTCAATTACAGAATCTACATCTGTATTTGTACCTTCTAGAGCTGTTGCTAATTCTTGACGAATAGCAGACAAGTCTTCATCCTTTTGTTGCTCTTTAAGGATATTTGTAGCTTCCTTATCGATTGCATCAATGGTTTTTTGAGCAAGCTCCTCACCCATTTTCTCTTTCATCTTATCTTTCTGATCATCAGAAAAATTTGATTTGCCACCCTCAATCGGTATTTCCTTGATGCTAAGGAGCGCCGAGAGCATTGCGATGGTCTTTGCTAGTCTTTTCATAGTTTAGATTTATAATTAATTAATAGACTCCGTTTTTAAGCGACCTCAGATAGCGTTTGAGCTATATTCATAGCATCTTGCATTGTGCCGATTTTATTTATCATATTTAGGCTGAGCGCTTTTTCTGAACCAAACACCCTACCTGATAAGGTGCCTTCTTCTTCAATAAGATTTGGGCATCCTTTTTTTACTGCAGCTTGAAATTTTTCTGCAACATCGTTTAATTGAACTCTGAGCATTTTTTTACCCTCTTCATCATTCTCCTTCATTTTGCGCCACACCTCATTTTTATGCTCACTTAAATCTGAATAGACTTCTTCTTCTTTTACACCTAGATTTTTCCAATACTCAGTTAGGTCTAACCAATGTGTTACGACACCAACACTACCACAACCTGCAGAAATATTATTAAGAGCCATTTTGTAATCGCAGACTGCATTTAATATCCACCAGTGAAGGCTGTATGCAGAATCGAAAGCGCCAACAATTGGTTTACGTTTACGCTGCGCAAACTCAATAAAAGGAGCAATTGCAGAGACAGCTCCTCCTGGACCATCTACTACCAAAACAATTGCAGCTACATTGTCTATATTATTTGCAAAGTCTAATTGAGCGACAACTTCATCTGCACCTTGGACCCACCAATTGCCATATTTCATCATGACGCCTACAACGTGAATAACAGCTATAGCTCCTGTAGGAATTTCTGCAGTATTAGAAGGATTAAGTCTTTGAAGATTTTCTGAATAGAATTCTATTAGTGAAGGACCATATTCTTTTTCGTCGCGTTCTTGCTTTTGAGAACTTCCTGATTTAAGGGATGCACGAAATTGGTGTAGGTAACGGAGATCCATTAACCATTCACTATGTGTAAGCTCGTAAAGTAAAGTATTGACACTCATTGCAATTGTTTGGTGTAAAATTGCCCAAACAGTATAGCAATAGGTGTGACATGGTTTTTAGAAGGTCTTTATTGTTGAAGCAACCAAAGGCCATTTTTAATAACCTTATGTAGATCTTCTGTGTTTTTAGATTCTTGAAGTTGATATCTTAACTTACCATAAAGCGATTTATAGTCGGAGTGTGACTGTAAATAAACAAGCCGTTCATTTAGTTCTGATTTAACTTGGTGTAGTTGATCTTTAAATGAGCCGTAACCAGTTGCACCTTTGTGCTCTGCATCGTACAACCTTGAAAATTTATGAGGAATTGATTCTTCTAACTTAGAATTGAGAATATGCACTTTATGCATAAATTTATTGTAATCCCTAGACATTTGCAGTCGTGTAGCCATATGACAAAGTTAAAACCTTATGACATCATAAGACAAGCCTACTCCTAATTGCGGTGTAAGCCCTGTATTATTAAGACCATAACCAATATACAAGCCTAAACCTAATCGTTTATTGCGCTCCTTTATCGTGTAGGAATCTATATCAGTAGTTTTAATGTAAGGGTTACTGTTTTGTACTTCAATACGATATTCGGTTCTTAAAAACCCTTGTTTTCGATTTCCTACTACAATACTTTGTGTGTTTGGAATACTTAATTCATCAATAAAAAGCCCCTTGTTGGTTGAACGACCATTGATCGCGTAGTACTTATCATTTAAATTGAAAGGCATATTAAAATCTACATCCTCAATTATATAAGGCACTTGAATACTATCTATTACGGTATTGGTTTTGGTTTGTGAAGCAGATGTAACTCGCTTAAATTTAGATAACAATTTCTTTAACTGTTGTGTACTATCGTTTAAAGAAGACACTAATAATTGTAATGATTTATTTGATCCCTCCAAAGCTAGCTTAGTGGCTATTACATCACCGTTTTTTGTCTCATAATATGATATAGTATCGTTGATTACTTTATCATAATTTACTAAGTCATTTTCAATAGATGTTTTTTGTGAGCAGGACCTAAACCAAAATATGCATATCACTACCAATACCAAATGCAACCAACTAAGTTTTATAGATGGAATAGTGATCTGTGGCGTGTTTACACTTGTTTTCATAGCATTATCATTTTATGAGATTCTGGAATACGTGCCAATAGCTTATGCTTAATCTCCCAAATTTGTATTGCTTTATCTTTATTAATATCGAACAGCGGATTCCACTTTGCAATACGTTCTGCACTTAATCTGCTAGTATGTAACACCCAACCATCTGGACGACCTATTGCTGCAGGGAAAAAAACTGCTAGATATACATCTGCATAGCGTTTAATTTTTGATTTATATGGTTTTAAGTATAGCTCAACATATCTTAATTGCTCTAAAGCTGTCATTGCACGTAGTTTTGAAGTTGTTGTGCCAATACCTTTTGCTGCAGCTTTACCAAATTGAATAAGGCCTGTATAGCCTAAGCTATTTGTTATAGAGGGATCAAAACTACCACCAGTTTCCAACTCTATAACGCCCATTAACCAATTTGGATTGATTTGAAGACGCCTTGAGACATTAATGATTTCTTCTAAAAATTCTTTTTCAGTTGATTTTAAAGTCTGTTTATTTAACTTATTAACGTGCACTAAATTTTTTAACTCCATAACTAACTTTTAAATTTTTTAGAAACCTGTTCCACATCAAGTAATTCTTTAAGACTGTCTCTAGCATCATACATGAGCTGTTTTACCCTTTCATAACCTTCTACATTCATTCCTGAAATTTGATCAAAACTTATACTTAAATAATATGTAGCTGTTGGCCCTGTCTTGATATAACAGCCAAACATTGATTGGGTGTCGTGTTTCGTTAAGTAAGGAATTGTTTGAGGCTCATATATTGAAGAATTTTTTTTTACATCTGTTACGTAATATCCTAATCCTTTTAGCATTAATAGGCGTTCTGAATACTCTGCATAACCAGGCGTTAATAGTATTCCTTTACCGCCATATTCTTTCATAATATCTACACCTCTTACATTGTCTTGCGTATACAAAACACTTAAGCGCTTGTCTCCTCCTGTTACAGGAGTGCCGCCTCCATTATGTATCGAATAAATACTTATGCTAGACGAAGATTTTACACGCCTTTCTAAAGCGTACATAATATCATTGATAGAGCCATTTTTGTACATGAACAACTCGGTCTCTAGTTTGTTTTTTTCTAGTTCGATACTGTCCAGCTCTTGCCTCACTTTACGTTCTAACTCTAGTTTATCAAGAACACGTTGATATTGCCGTTCCTCACTGTTATTAATGTATTCAAAAGCTTCGCCTTTGATACTCCATAGAAAAACTAACATAGTTGCAAATAGTCCCCAAAAGAATAGTTTTACCGGATTAACTCGTTTTATAAATTCTGATACCGTTTCTGACCAAGCCATTTTTTAATTCAAATATTTAAACAATATTAACATTTGAATGATAGCCTTTGTGTGACATGCTTATTATGCGTAGTTATGAACTTGATTACTACTCTGTACGGTTATAAACTTTAATCTAGAGTCTTCTTTTTTCCAACGATAATAATTACGACGCATACTATCTGGATCAAAACCAAATTCTAGCAATCTATATTTATCTATAAATTTTAAAATTCCAATATTTAAGCCTTCTTCACCTTGCTTGGCAACCCAACCATCTAAAAAAAACAAACAACTGTTTCTAAACAATCCTTCTAAATATTCATTAATCATCACTACACCTTCTTCTGGAATATGTAAGAACGAATTACGACCGTCTGCATACCTATAAACTTTACCAAAACACTCTATCCTACGCTCTTCCTCTGCTATGCTTAAGAATATTGCGTACCTTTTGTCACACGCTGCAGGCTTATCTGATTTTTTTGCTAATAGCCTTATTAACTTTCCAAAATAGTTACGAGTAGACACTTTTACAGCCTTTAACTTTCTGCCGTGCAAATGCGCTTCTGTACCTTGAAATTCTTGAAATAAGAATGGTACTAAATGAGGCCTTATATTTACAGGTACTAAAGTTCTTGGCATAACTATAGGAAGTTAAGAGTTATCTCAAAATCAATATTATAAGATTGTCCATCAGCAACATTAGCTAATGTTACAACACCATTGGTGTTTATTGTTAACTCATAGAAAATGTTAGTTACTATTCTAGTTGCATCCGGTCTGGCATTTGTTGGTAATGTTAACAATTCAACCTCTACAGCATCTGCTGATGCAGTTGCACCACCTATTAAAATTAATCTGCCATTAACAACGTTATATGTGATGTTCCTTGCTGAAAATCCAGTATTTGAGGTGTTTATGAATGTAGATACAGGACGATCTATTTCTTTAAGTAAACCAGTTTCTTCATTATATGTAACGTTTGGAACATTATCTGATGTTATAGCATTTGGAGCTAATGCCATTAATTGACCGCTATTTTTAGGTAGTGTCACCTCTGCAATATTTATAAACCTTTCAGGATCTAATTTAAAAACAGTATGACCACCTACACCAACCTCTTTAAATGTATATCCTGAGGTTGTTATCTTTAGTTGAAAATGGTCTGTAAGTAATTGTGCTAAATTTTTACCACGTATTGTAAAATGATTGTCCGCTTGAAAATAAGCCTCTCCATTTTCATCAATACCCATTAATAGGCGGGTTAATACGCTTTCAAAAGTACCTTGCACTTCAACACCTGCTTGAATTGTTGGTGCGCCACCACCTAAAGTTCTGTTATCTGAAAATGTTTCTACTTTGTAATTGCCGTCTGTAGTCTTAAAACTATCTGCAAGTAAAATACCTTCGATTGTTTGAGAGGTCTCTCCGTTTTTTTTAACACAATTATCTGTTATACCTAAAGGGGTTGGCGCCCATTTTTTTACAACATTACCCTCGTTTACTGTAAGCTCTTTAAAACGCACTACAGAATTACTAGGGTTTCCACCATAAGCAATTACTGATACTGAAGACCAAGATGCCGGAGTTGTAAAAGTACCTTTTTTAGCATTTAAGCCCGTACCACCTAACTCAATTGTATTGCTTGGACCTGAAAAAACTAATCTAATCTGACCAGTTACAGGACCATTGTTTGAACCGCTTATTAATTCTGAACTATAAGAAAATGAATATTCTGTATTGGGCTTTAAACGGTTAGCTAGGAAGTCACTATTTTGATTAGTACTATACGAGTTAAGTACTTCAAAATAATCAAACCCTATAACAGAATTGTTTGCTAAAGCTAGCTTAACTAGGTTATAACCAGATATTCTGTCTAATGTTTTATTAAACATTTTCCCAAGCTCAGTAGATAATCCAGAAATATCATTAATTATATGGGTGTGGTTAATTGGAGCTACTTCATCTTGATAAGTCAACTTTCTCCAGGGACCCCAAGTATTAAATTTTAATCTTATATATACATCTTGAGCATTAGCTGCACTATGACCATAAGGATAAGCAATTTGACATATATTAACACTGTAAGCTATTACATTTAAATAATATAATGTAGATAGTGGATTTGGTCTATTAACTAAAGAACCATTAATAAAATACCATCCTGCCTCTGTAATATTATTGAAATCCCCATTAGTAAGTACGTTATCTGAACTAGAACTAAATCTTGGAACAATTGCACCGCTATTAATGCTTGTGTTTTTATCACCGTACTTAATTCTGTCAGCTAACTCATCAGGTAAATTATTTACTTCAGAAATTTCGTGATTATGAGACCACAACGCATATCTGCCATCAAAAGAAGTTGTTAGCGTATTACCCTCTTCTGTCTGGATAGATAGCACTCCATCTGCCTCATTAAAATCAATAGAATTAACTACGTTATCTACTACTTCACCTTGATTATCTGTAAAGGTTGCAACGATTGTTGAACCATCCCTTTTTGTTAGCGTAAGCTGTTTGTTTTGATCTCCAGTTACAACAACGTTAATTATATTTTCTTGGAATGCAGTTGCAAAATTTTCAATATTTTCTGACGTAAGGTCTTTAATATATTGTGGAACTGTAGGATCTGTCTCTAAATCTTCAAGCTCATTTTCTTCTATAAAACGACTTGCACCATCTTCACCATCGTTAATAATTTGAGACGTTTTTTCTATGACATTTTCGACATCCTCCTCATTGGTAGTTTCCTTAAATTCATAAAACTGATTAGAGGACGTTTGAGAGCCATTTAAACCATAAGCAGCATTAGGGCCATTAAAATAAAAGTTACGAGAAACTCCATTAAACAAAGCATTGAAAACAAAACCCTGTCTTGCTGGTTCATTAGGTAAAAGAATATTTACTTCATTACTAATATGCTCCTCTGCAGAAATAGGGTTCCCGTTTTGGTCATTTGGAGGATTGCCAATTTCACCTAAAGAAACTGTATTCCCTTGATTAATTAATTTAATTGTTTTTTCAATAGGTAAAAGGATTGATAATGGAGCTGGAGCTTCACCAACACCAAATGTTTTATCCTCTAAGTTACCTTCTTGTTTAATTTGCCAGCTCTCTTTTATTACATAACTCCCTACTGCATAATAAGCCTCAAGAGTAAATACCACATTTGGCTTAAGAACAATTTTATCTTCACCTTCTAAATTGTTTAGCCAATGTATTACTCTAGATAAAATGTATTGATTGGCATTTGTACCCGAAAGATCTACTAACCTAAATTCATTTTTTATAGTGGTTGCAACTAAGTCTATTTCTCCTTGAAGAATGCTATGAAGTTGTTCAATCTTATCACGTAATAAATTCCACTCTGCAGCAGAATATTTAAATTGTGATGGTATACCTTGAGTTGCTGCTAATTGCTCTGCACTATCTTGTTTATCTTCAATATTTACAAATGGTCCTGGCATAAGTTATGTGTTAGATGGTAATATGTATGGGAAAGCTCCAACGGTAGTAAGGTTTAAGTAACCTGATGAAATCATACTTACACAGCTAAATGTGAAAATTGTTTTTTTCTCATTGCTATTGCTTTTTATTTTAGGTCGAGTGTTTTGATAGGCATCATTTCTTCCTAATAAAATAAACCTACCATTTGTTAGGCCTATAGCTATAAACTTCACCTTATTTAAAAGAGCTAACCTCCTTGATTTATTTAAATCGCCGTCTGGAAAGCTTATGATTAACGATTGATTATAAATTACACCAGACCTGGTTAAAGAGCTTTGCTCTGAGAAACGCGCTTGACCTTTGGAATTATAAAATTCTTTTAGTGAAGAAGACTGTAATTTAGTGTCATAGAAGTTTTGAAACACCTCTGAACCAGATAAAGGAATTTCGAATGCAGAGTGATCTAATGCAATTTTACAAATGTAGGGTTGGTCTTTAACCTTTTTGTATAGCTCTATCACGTAACGTTAATTTTCTGTAAATATAAATCAATACAGAAAATTGACTGTGACATGGTGAAAAAAAACTACTAACCTATATTTCAAATTAGGTTAGTAGTTTGTAAAGGTTAATTTAGCGTTTAGATAAAAAACATTGCTTAGGTCGTTGGTTATCCAGCAAATCAGGTTCAACCTCGTTTCTTAAAGCCCATATCAGCGTATTAACTTCTTCATCAGATAAATCAATATAAGCGTCTTGGCTATCTTGTTCAATTTGTATTTGCACTCCAAATCCTTTTCCGTCTCTGTGTCCAATTACTTTTAATTGTTTAAAATTTTCATCAATCAATGTTTGTTGCATAATTTTTATTTTTTAAGGTTTATTAATTAAATTCTGTTTTTAGCTAAGCAACGATTTTTTATACATAGGCGTTAGATTTTTAAAGATTAGTGTAATTCTTTTTCTTTATTGCAAATTGTACATCGCTTACCATTAACCGTCATTATTAACCAGTTTACTTCGCCAGATCTTGAAAATGGCTTATAATGATGAAAATTTAGTTTGCAGAGTAGTTTTCTAAATGTTATTAGTATCATAAATTATTTCGTTTTTTAAACCTTACTACACTCATATCACTACAATTATATAATGAAGCGATTTGACCTAAGGTGTAATTTTCTTCTAAATAATTTTTAATTTTTGGTAGTTCTGTGTCTTTAATCTTGCTGTTGATATCGCTTTTTATTAATGCTTTATTTGCTTTTCTGCAGATATCACCTCTTTTAGCAAATCTTAAATTTGAGAGCTTCCAGTTTTTTGTATTACCGTCTATAAACATTACTGTAGGCATAGACTTAATAGTTTTGTATGGATGATGACCATAATAAAACATTAGTAATCTGGATAGCTGTACCACTTTACGTTTACCCTCTATTTGCAATGTATACGCAAAGTGAGGAACGCCATTTTTACTAGTACTGTTATATTGTGTAGGTTTTAAAAACCGTCCCTGGAAGAAATGACTCCAAACTCTCCCATCTTCATACAGTGTATAATTTGGTGTGATTTTTTTATATTCTAAAGTTGACTTCATAAATTTTCTTATTATCTCAAAACACTGCACAAAACCATCGCTAAGTGCAAGTGTTCCTTATCTCAAGTATTTGATTGTGTTTTTTCGTTACTGTCTTAAATTTTTTTATCGATAAACATTTCTCTCAGAATTAATAGGCCTTTAGCTTTTTTAAATCGTCCTGGTCTTAATTTAGAATTGTTAAATAAAAACGTGAATTGTTTTTTCGCTAATTGCAGTTCATCTTTAGTATTACAGTGTCTTGCAATACGTTTAATCTCATTAATTGTATATTCCATAACTATGTAGTTTCAAAAATGCAAGCCTCTTCTGTTAGCTGTAACACTTTAATTCTATTTATTTCATTATCCTCAATCTTTTCAGGTTGATCTGCTATAGAATAATAAATGAACCCATTTTGAAAGGTTATTTCAAGGCCCATATAAAAAGAAATTATCTTTTCGCCTTGGCTACCAAAGTTTTCATAGGTAAACTCCATACCGTAGTTAATTAGTTTCTCTGCTATTTTTACCATTTTTAATTATTTATTTGTTAATCATCATTTTTCATAAAAGTTGATAAGCTGTGGTCCACAAGTGGAATGTAAATCATTTCTTTTTGCAGAAACATTCTCAACACAAAAGGATCTTCATCTCCTTGGAGGACAAAAAAGCCCTGTACAGATTCTTCATCTGGTGAACAAATTGCATAAGGTTGACCGATTTTTAAGGTTTGTTGATCAAATTTTAAATCTGCCGGTTCTGCTAATCTCAATTCAATTTTTTTTAAAGCCATACCATATAGGGTTAAATTAATAATTGTATTCCCACACACCCACGCAACTGATTATCAAGTTGTTATATTTTTTTTGGTGTGGGATGTGTTCGGATTAAAAAAGTATTCCGAACACTTCCGAACACTTCCCACACTCTTTCGAACACTTTTATTTATACTTAACTTTTTCATTCTTAATTACTTATATATTGTGTGGGATTGTTCGAAACTCAAAAAGGTAAATCCTCTTGACTACTATTCATTTTTTTTGAATTAGGGGTCGCAGGGGAATTTGGAAATGATTTTGAAGCCTTCTCCTCATCACTGTCAAACAAACTATTTTGATGAACCTGAAAATCTACTGCACTTCTGATTTCATCCTCACAATACAGCAAGCTAATGTCAACTACATAAACGCTAGTGTTGCGAGCATTTCGCCCTTTGTCCATACGTTCCTTATCTTTATATCTTACAAAGCTTGCTTCTTCTTTTAAGCGCTCTGTCATAGTGCTAGTTTGTGGTGGTGCACTTTCTCCTCTATACTGACTAAACCATTGGCGCTGTATTCTTATGTAACAGCTAGTAAAATTGAAATACAATAAATTACCGTCTAGTTTAAAATCGTGACCGTGTTCTAATCGCTCCATATGACTTCCGCGCATACTCGCTAAGAAACAATTCCACCATTTAGTAATAATGCTAGCGTTACTCATAAGACCCATTTGTCGTTTAAGCGTCTTGTCGAAATGGGACATCATATCTTGATGACTGAATGTAAAATCTATATTGGGCACATCTTTAAACATTTTGTAAAAGGTGCCTAACACAGCAAGATTTGTAATCATACGGCTATTAGCTTCCTTGTTACGTTCTGTGATAACTGCTTTAAATTCTCTAAATGTTGGTTTAAAGTTGTTTTTAACCATTTCTCTATGGTGCAGGAACAGCTCCGTAAACCCACTGATTCCTTTCTTAGTCATATCACTAAGCTTTTCATACTCTTTAGTTTCTGTATCTGTAAATGTGGTTTTATCCATAAAGTTCCAAACCATACGTGTTATTAAAGCTTCTTGGTCTGCAGGATAGTTACCTGTAATTAATGGTGATGATAAAATAGGTATGCTCTCTGTACCAACGTGGCTATTTATATTACCACGTTTATACCCGTTTCTGTCCCATAAACCCTTAAGAATACCATCGGTTTGAGGGTCTCCATTTTTATATTCAGAAAGTTGCGATATAAGATTGCTAAACTGAGCAAACTCACGCACTTTTGCCTTAAGAGTTGAAGCTCCTCCTTCTAAATTAATTGGCGTTTGAGGTTTACCGAAAAAGGATTGACAAACGTCTGCTAATTGATCTTTACCAGAAGATGCTTGGCCATAAAGGAATAAAAGAGGGAAACCATCAATCTGATCTACAATTATATCCTGAAACATACTAGAAACAGTAAACAGTAGTCCCATCATACCGTGTTCTCTGTGCACCTTTATAACTTGACTTGCGTAATTGGAGAACGAAATTGGTGGTGGTAAACACAATACTTTCTTTTGAGGCTCGTAGTGAAACGGACTGTTTTTAAATATGTCATTTGCCGAAGGCACGTAGTAGCTTGTACCTTTGTGCTCAAAAACTCCGTTTTGATCTATTTCAATCGGGTCCTCTCCTGGTAATGTAACTTTGTTATTCCAAACCCAAAATCCTTCTGCCTGCCAACCGAGAACATCTATCTTACGACCCACACCCATTTTATCCATTAAATACCACTTAAGCTTTTGGTGCTCAGCCCGTCCACCTCTCCATTGGTAATTGCCTCTGTCTGTAATTTCGCTTTCAAAACTCTCTGGTTTATTAAGCCTACTCGAAGGTATATCGAATACTGCAGAAACATTTTCGATGTTTTTTACTCGTATTAATTTTGAAGCTTCTTTATCATCATTCATATGTTGAATAACTTCAATAGAAAAATTACTTACTGACTGAAAATTATAAGGTGGCTGTGAACCCGTTTGCACCCAAATTTGATTCTTAGCCATAAAAAGTTGATATTTTTTTATAGTAGCCTCAACCTCTTCTAGCTTAATACCTAAGTTTTTAGGTAGTCTATAAAATTCATCTGGCTGAATTTCTCCGAACGTTAATGGAGAATTATCTTTATTAGATTTTGAAGTCGGCTTTAACCAGGAATTAATCTGAGTTTTTGACACCTTACTTTTTTGCTGCAGCATACCTGCATAGATAGTTCGCATACTTTCATCATCAATAGATTTAATAATGATTGCTAACTTTTTAGCTTCAGATACAGTTTCAATAGCATCCTTGCCTTTAAACCTATGCTCCATTCACCAAGAAAAACCTTCTTCACGATAATCTCTTTCTTGAGACATTTCAGATAAATCAGGTTTTTTGCCTATCCAATTTTTCCAAAGTCTTACAGAATCATCTGGGTCTTGATTAAGTAATAACAATTGCACTCTAAAACCTAACTTAAGTAATTGAGGTATGTACTTGAGCATTGCTTTTTTACCTGCAGAGTCAGGGTCAAAGCATAGTATGATTTTCTCTGCAAACTTGCGTAGTATTTTCATCTGCCTTAAGCTAACCGCAGTACCGCAAGATGCAATGGTGTTTAAAATGCCGTGCGTTTGCCAAGCAATAACATCGTTATAGCCTTCAACTAACCAAGCTTCAGAGGTTCCTACAATTGTTTCTTTTGCTTTATCTAAACCAAACCAAAATGTTTCTTTCTTATAGAGGTCTGAATCAGTTGAGTTAAGCCACTTAGAATATTTACCAGTATTACTTAAATCACGACCAGCCAAACCAACAGGTAAAAACGATTTGCCTTTTCGTTCAATAAGTGGATATATGACACGGTCTTTAAAAAAATCTGCAGTGTAGCTGCTATATTCTTTAACAAGACCAATCTCCTTAGCATCTGTAACACGACCTTGAGGTAAGCATAAATCATAAATAAATGTGCCTCCAGGAGCATAACCAATACGATAGGCTTCCACCTCTTTATCTGTGTATTGGCGCTTGCCGTAAACCTCTAATTTAGCAGGGTGACTTTCGGGTAAGTTTTTAAAAGCTTCCTCATATTTACGAATAGTACTTTCTAATAATGGTTGAAGCTCTAACCTACGCTCTTGTATCTTTTGCTGCTCCTTGGCATCCTCGCTATTGTCATACTCAATCTCGATGCTATATTTTTTTGCCAGGTACTCAATAGCATCTGGATAAGTCATTTTTTCACTAGTCATTAAAAAACTAATAGCAGAGTTACCACCTTTACCTGTTGCAAAACATTTCCAAATACCTTTTGTTGGCGAAACAGTAAAGCTTGGCGTGCTCTCTTTTTTGAACGGACTTAACCCAATATGGTTAGCGCCTTGTTTTTTAAGCTCAATAAATTCTTTAATCACTTGTAAGATATCTGCACTTTCCTCGACGTGTTCTATGGTAGATTGTTTGATATATGGCATTGAGTTACTTTATATATTGAACAAAAAAAGAAGTTGGTATTTCTATATTGTAAATACCAGCACCGCGAAGGATCTTATACATTGTCATTAACACAGCTATGTTCGAGGTTTGTTGTGACAAGTCTAGTTTTGGAATTCGACTCGCTAATATTTCTTTTATCTCTGGATACAAAGCATTAAAACGGATAGAAAACTCTTCTTGTCTAAGATTAATCTTATTTCTAATATTGTAGAAATCGTTACGTCCTAATGTTCGACTGAGCAATAGATGTTTTAATTCCTGATATTTACTGAAATCTGTAAATTCTAAATGAACAGGAATAGTTCTAGATTGTAAACCAACATCTTTTATTTTGTCACAACTTGAAATTATTGTTGCATAATTTAAAGGTGTTATTCTTTTTTCAATTCCAGAATCAAGAGAACCTGTTTGAAAAAATTGATTATCATACATTTTTTTCAATGTTGAATTAAGCCTATAATCATCATTGTCTTCATAAAAATCATCGATGACAATAATTGATTCATTACTAGTTTCACTTATTTTCTTTAAGTTTTTTATTGGAAATGGTGGGTTTAAAAAAGATTTGTTAGCATAAAATAAACGGTTAATAGCATCTGCTAAACTTGTCTTTCCAGATGCCGGATTTCCATAGATATTTAACAAAGGGAAAAAACCTGTAGTTTCAATAATTTTTCTACGAATTACTGAAGCTGCACCAAAAAGCAGCGCTAATACTGCGACTTCACCATGTACTTCACTTACTAGACTTGCCATAGATTGAAAATTAATTTCTGATATATGTTCCTGTAGCTCCTCAGATATAATTTCGTTTTGTGTGTGACTAACTAAATTGGTGAATTCAATTTCGTTTTCTATCAAAACTCGATTAGAAAAGTGTTCCTGAAGATGACATTCTTTTTCAGCTAATACTTTTAGCCTGGTTAAATGAGTGTTCCCTGAAAGCCTTGTAGTTATTTGGAATAGTTTCATAATTAAATCTTTTTAATTTTATTAGTTTTTGGAATTCTTAAGCGGTATAAATTTTGTAGAAAATGACCTTGTAGTAATTTTGATACTGAAGCTTTACAAGTATCACATTTAACACTGGTAATATGATCTTCGATAATTTCTGAATCATCTGCATCTATACTGATATCTTGAGTCATATCACCACCACAACAAGGACATTCTACTTTTACGCTAATGGTGATTTCTGGTTCAATTTCAAAAAGCTCAAACTTATTATTGTGAAAGCGCGCTAGTTTTTTATTGCGATCTAGCACCACTTTTACGTGTAATTCATTATTCAAATTAACAGGTGAACCATCTACATAATCAAAAGGTCTATTTCTCATAAAAACTCAGGATTAGAAACTTCAATATTTTTAGCCTTATTAATTGAGGCTAATTCCTCATTAAAAGATTTTAAGAATCCTTCATAACGTGGCATTAAAAACTCTCTATCATCGTCTGTAAATTGGTCGTGAGTTTTAAGTTGCTCAATATTTGCTTTTACACGATTAATATCACTTTTAATCGCTTCTGGTGTTCGT